GACGGAACTTGTCCCAAAGGTTCCTAAAGCAGTATTAGAACCTTTGGGACAAGTTCCGTCTGCCCCTGTATCTGTACAGGAGAGTGGTTTTGATACGTATTCAATCACTGCCTACCTTGGTAAAAAAGATGGTACTCTGTGGACAACAGAAGCTGCTGCTAGAAAAGCTGCTGAACAGTTGGGCGGTACTATTGCAAAGGTTAACGATGGCTGGGCTGTAACAAGATCCAGAAATCTTCCTATTAAGTATCTAGAAGAATCGTCCCTTGGTTCTGACCAACAGGCTTTGAGATCGTTTATCTTTGAGTCTGTACTATCTCCAGAACAAACAACAAATCTTGCTAACGAGGCTATCCTTAAGTCTGGTACAAGTAAGATGAATGCTGTTATTAGACAGATTGGTACAGATATTAAAAAGTCTTGGAGAGGTCTAAATTCTACGGAAAAGAAGGGTACTGAGCAAGTCATTAATGATTTGACAACAGACTTTGCCAGAAGAGAATGGTACAATACTGCTGAGTTCAAGGATCAGTACTTTAAGCATACGAAGGAAGTACCGTCTCAGAAGGTACTAGATCATTATAAGCTTCGTGCTGAAATGTACGAGACTTCCTTTATTCTTAGAGCAGAGGATGTTCTAAAGAATAGTATAAATGACAATCAGTTTATTGGGACTTTTAATGGTCTCGATAGCAGAAGAGTAAAGAAGGCCAGTGTAAAAGAAGAAGAGACTATCTTTGACCTTGACTCTGGTGAGCTAGTATCTGCAAAGGATATTAAGGGCAAGGCTATCTATGAACTTCATGGAGAGCAGGGTCTAGATATTGGTGACTTTAAGCAGTACTACATTACTGGTACTCTGAAGAACAATAGAGGTCTTACCCATTCGGATGTCCTTGGCTATAAGCCCGGTGCGAATAGAGCCTTGGGTAATGCTACTCACTTTGTTATCCAGAACAAGGTAGTAGAAACTGTTTCTGGTACAAAGAAGACTCTGACACCAAAGACAATCTTGGCTGAAAGAAACATCATCCAGTCTGGTAAGGCTGTTACCGAAATCAATAATATCCTGAAGGCTATCAGACAGGTTAGCATTGGCGATGCAGCAAAGATTAGAGCTACCTCTAGTCTTGATGATGTTGTTAAGGCCAATAACTCTTTTAACCCTAATCTTGAAAGTGCGAATGACTTCCTTAAGTTTATGGACGAGGCTGGTCTTGGGTACGATGATGTCAGAGTTGCAAGTGCAGATGAAATGTTTGAGGGTAGAAGCTTTAAGGATATCTACGATGAGAATACAAACCCTGCTGGACGTAGACCAGACCTGATCCTGCATGGGTACGGAGCCAAGGGTATCCTTATGAGGAACCCTCTGGAAGCTATCGAAAGAGACTTTACCCGTGGAATCAACATTGCTGCTACGACAAAGTACTTTGACAAGGCTATCTCAGATTTTGTAAGGCTTGGAGAAAAGTATATTTCTAACTGGGACGTTGTCAAGAAGATGCCAAAGTATCAGCAGATACGCGAGGCTGTGATTAATACTGATTCTATTGAGGCAAGAGCTTTCAAGAGAGAGCAAACAGTTATCCTTAGCCGTATAAATGAACAGAGTAACTTCTCTGTTAACTGGTCCAGAAGAATGACTCAGCTTAATAGCTGGATCTTTTCTAAGACTGGTAGAGAAGAGTTTGGTATCGGTAATCTTAAGGTAGGGGCTATGGACTTCATGAGTTCAGATCCTTCTACGGCACTCAGAGGCTTTGCCTTTGACCTTAAGATGGGTTGGTTCGCTGTTGACCAGCTTTATATGCAGAGTTTAAGCGCCTTGTCTATTATGACCATTGATCCTAAGAATGGTCTTCTTGGTGCATTGGCTTATACTCCGATGCGTATGGCTATTATGAATCGTAATCCTGCTGTAATAAAAGAAACAGCTAGAAGAACTTCAAAGATGCTAGGTCTAACAGAAGATCAGTTTATGGAAATGACAGAGCATCTGTATAATTCAGGTAGATATGACATTGGTGACACCATTTCAGAAATCGGTGGTGGTGCTGACTTTGGTATGGGCTATTACAAGAGAGCCAAGACAGCAGGAAGAGTCTTCTTCAAAGAAGGTGAACGTATCAACAGAATGATTTCTCACTTTGTTGCGTATAAAAACTTCAGAGAAAAGTTCCCTACTCTGAATGTAAAGACATCAGAAGGCAAGAGAATGATGGACGAGTTCATTACTCAAAGGGCCGATGCACTTACACTGAATATGTCTTCTGTGTCTAATGCTCCTTGGCAGAAAGGTTTCCTTGGTCTAACGACTCAGTGGTTGTCTTACAATGCCAGATTCCTTGAGAACGCTTTCTTGTCTAGATCCTTGACAAAGGGTGAAAGAGCCAAGCTTGCCCTGTCTCAGGTTGTTTTCTTCGGTGCTGCTGGTATTGGTATGGGTTCTCCGCTTAACTGGTATCTTGAAGAAGCTGAATCTACTATGAGTACTGAGGTATACACGGGTCTTAGATATGGCATTATCGACTATCTCCTGACAGAGTTTACTGGTACACCTACTGCCCTTGGTGGAAGAGCGGGTCTTGGTGAAGGTATTGTCCAGCTTGTTAAGGACTTCCAGACTGAAGGCGCACTAGAGACTTTGGTTGGCCCAGCTACAGGTATCAGCTATGATACGTTTAAGGATGGTTGGAATATTCTTTCATCCTTGGTGACTGGTAATATCACAATGGCTCAGATAGACACTGAGAAGTTCTTCAGGAATATTAAGACAGTTGATAAGGTCTATCAGACAATGTGGGCTTGGAATACAAGAGACATTATTACAAAGAAGGGTTTCGAACAGATTAGAGATGCTAGTACTGCTCAGATTGTTTTGAATGCTCTTGCTATTCCTCTTCAGGAAGCACAGGTAGGTTTTAATATCTCTGAGATGCTGACCAAACAGAGAGACTATACAAAGAAAATGGCTACTGTTGCAAAGGATCTTTACAAGAGAATGGATGCAGCTATCGATGAAGGTGATATGAAGACAGCCCAAGATATCGCAACAGAGATTAATACTATCCGCCTTGGTATTCCTGTTTCAGAGATGGATAATTTTATTCTAATGACAACAGAAGGCATGAACTCCTTTGCAGAGAAGATGATTATGAAAGCTTGGGAAGAGGGTAAAACTGGAACAGCCTTGAGATCTCAACAGATTATTAATAACGAGGAATAAGATGGCAGAACTTTTTAAACCTGAGATTAATGATGTAGGTGGCTCTAACGTATCTGCTTATTCACCTCCGTCTATGGACTATAGTGGAATCTTTAATTCTCTTGCACGTACTATGGATAGTTTTGAAAGAGAAAAGGGAAGTGTTACGACTCCTAAGCTTTCAGAAGCAGAAGAGAAGAGCATTGTCCTTGAGCCTTACTTGTCTAAGGTTCAGAAGATTCTTTCTTCTGATGATATACCTGAAGTTAAAAGGTATGCCCTAGTCAATGGAATTAAAATGGAGGTTGCAAGAAAGCACTCTTCTTATAGAGAAACTTTTGAGACAGCTTTAGGTTCTATTACAAGCACCCTTGATCCTGATGGAGATCCTATCCAGAAGGAATACGAAGCTATGGCTGAGTTTGCTAAAACAGAAACTGGTCAGTTTGCTAGGGCGCAAGCTTTTAATATGTCTATCGATAATGAAGGTAACTTTGATGAGGGTCTTTATCAGGCTAAGCTGAGAGAAAGTTATTATAGTGAAATCCAAACTAATAATAATTTGGCTGTGCAAAAGAGAAGAAATGAGAAGTATACTGCAAGTGCCCCAGAATTGTTTAGGACAGACTTTGCCCCTAAGGCTCTAGAAGATATCGATAAGGCTATTCAGAATTTTTCTACAGGTCAGGGCGTCAAAGCTTTGCTAGAAGTAGCTAAGAGTAGTGGAGCTTTTGGTGCTGCGAGTCCTGAAGCTGGGCAGTCTTTGGCTATTGCAGATCAGATTGGACAGATGAGAAAGTGGTGGGATACAGAGCTTACCAGAAGAAAGGTACAAGCTGGTTACGCTGTTAATGATCCTCAGTTCTCGAATGAACCTCTTCTTCTTGAACTTAAGACACTAGAAGATTCCTTTAGAAATGCAGGGACTTCAATGGGTGCTGTCCTTAAAAGTAGTAATGAACAGTTCAAAGAAGTTGTTTTATCAGGTCTTAGTCCTTTAACTAAAAGATTTATTGCTGTTGCGGGATCTCTTCCTCCCGGTGCTACAGAACTATACACCGCTCAAGCTTTGGCAATGCCTGAATTTAGAGAACATATTAAAGAACTTGCAACAGTAAAGACACTAATTGGTCTTGACCCTAGAGTTTCTACAGCAGGAACGGGAACAAGTACAACTAACTTTATTCCGTCTGGTCCCGGTATTAGCTTTCAGGATATAGTTTCTAATTTGCCAGAGCATGATCCTAAGATGATTGAGTTAATTATCTCTGCTCCTCCTGCTGAAAAGACAGCGGTACTGAAGAATACAGCAAAGTTAATTGAAGGTGGTAAGCTTAGTGATGATACTATTGTAACAGTTGCTAACAACAATTTAGCAGCTTCTTACCTTATTCTTAATACCAGACTTTCTCGTGCAGCAGAGACGGGTGTAACTCCTCTGGATCAGACAAAGATATTCTTTGGTCCTAAGGCCATGAACCTTATCTCTGAAGTACAGAAGAAGAACCCTGCCTTTGGTGAGAGTCTTTATCCCCAAGTTAACAAGGCTATCCAAACAGAAACTGTTAGGCACTTTGCTATGCTTGATAGTTTGATTAAGAATTATTTCCCGAATAATCCAATTATTCTTGAAGTCAATAATAAAAATATGGTAGAATTGAAGATAGATCCTGCTGCTAAAAGGGATGATCCTGTCTTTAAAAGACTCGCCTCTCTTGGTCTTACTACGGATGAAGAGATCCTGAAGGCTTATCAGGAAACATACAATCTGAATCCTACAATGATGAAGAACATTAAGGATTCAATTGAGTCCATGAATCTTTATCTTATGGCAGCAAACAAGTTTCCCGATAGTCTGAAGAACTCTCCGGACTTTGCAGGAACCTTTATCAGACAACAGCTTGCAGCACTGCCTAGATATGGTGGTGTCAGTGCTATTATCAATGAGATGGGTCAGTAATGGAAGCTTTTAAACCGATTATAGGAGATACATCAGGGACTAATGTAACTCTAGAGAAGCCTTCTGTACCAGACTTAAGTGAGAATGCTCTTATCTTTGCTAGATCTCTTTCAAAGTTATTGGAGGGTGTCAAGGAAGATAAGCTGGAGATGCCACCCGGAGAAGTAACTCCAGTAGAAACTCCTGTTCCACCTAAAGTAGATAAGCTTACAGAAGATGAAAGCAGACCTCCTCCTAATCCAGTTAGTACAAAAAGAAGAGTAGAATCTGTTGTTGATGAAACACTGCCTACAGAAGCTAAAGCATTCCTTGATACTATCTCTATGTACGAAGCTAAAGACTACGATATTATTGTAGGGGAAGGTCAGTACGGCGCTCCTGCAAAGTTCTCTGATTACTCTAAGCATCCTAATGTTATTGGTATGCGAACATCTGCTGGTCCTAGTACAGCGGCTGGTAGATACCAAATTGTCTATAGTACTTGGAAAGAACTTCAGAAGAATTATCCGGGGCAGTTCAAGGACTTTAATCCGGCTACTCAGGATAGGGCTGCTTGGAGATACGCACAGGATGTCTATAAGCAAAGGACAGGAAGAGATCTATCAGAAGCCCTAAGGTCTGGTAACATTAAAACTGTCCAGAAAAATCTTAAAAAGATCTGGATTGGTTTTGGTTTAGACAAGAATGTTGCAGAGAATTATGCAAAATCTCTTGGGAGGTATCAAAAGTAATGGCTATTGAATATAGAGGTGAGAAGTTCGCTGGGTACAACAAGCCTAAGAAGACACCGAATGCTAAGAAGTCCCACGCTGTCCTTGCTAAGGATGGTAGTCAGGTAAAGCTTATTAGGTTTGGTCAGCAGGGTGTCTCAGGTTCTCCTAAGAAAGCTGGTGAGTCTGAGTCTTACCGGAAGCGTAGAGAAAGCTTTAAGTCTAGGCATGCGAAGAACATTAGTAGGGGCAAGATGTCTGCTGCTTACTGGGCAGATAAGGTAAAGTGGTAGAGTATCCTATGGGGAAAGTGAAGAAGGAAGGTACTAGAAGAAAACCTTCTAAGTTCGATGAAAAGAAACCTGCGATTATTCTTCTACCAAAAACACATATGCAGGGAGAGTACATTAAAGCCCTGAAAAGTAGTGAACAGGTTATTGTTCTAGGTCCAGCAGGAACTGGTAAGACTTATATTGCTTCTGCCTTTGCTGCTAGTCTATACCAAACAAAAGCTATCGATAAGATTATTCTTACAAGACCTAACATTGGAGCTAGTAAGTCTATCGGTTATTTCCCCGGTACACTAGAAGAAAAGATGTCACCTTGGATGGCTCCTGTCATCGATGTCTTAAGTAAGCTTCTTACTCCAGCAGTTGTAGAAATTGCTATTAACAGTAAGAACATTGAGATTGTACCTTTTGAAACTATGCGAGGTAGATCATTTGAGAATGCTTTTGTTATCCTTGATGAGGCTCAGAATACTACACCTCATGAGATGAAGATGTTCCTAACAAGAATAGGGGATAACTCCAGAGTTCTCCTAAATGGGGATGTCTCACAGTCGGATATCCAAGAGACATCAGGACTGAGTAAAACAATTATTATGGTAAAGAAACATTGTCTTCCTGTACCAGTAATTGAATTTACAATTGATGATGTTGTAAGATCCCCGTTGTGTAAAATGTGGATCGAAGCTTTCATAGCCGAGGAGAAAAAGTATGGCTAAAGGATTGTACGCTAACATCAATGCCAAGCGTAAGGCTGGCAAGAAGATGCGAAAGAAAGGTGATAAGGGCGCACCTACGGATAAAGCCTTTAAACAAGCTGCTAAGACAGCGAAGAAGAAATGAACACAACAGATAATACTGGTAATTTAAGAAGGAGTTCTATTATGCCGGGTAAGGGTCAACTGTACAAGAAGTCCATGAAGCATGGTGGTAAGGAAGAGATGTCCGAGATGAAGGGCGGTAAGTACCGTGGTGGATTCAAGGAAGAGATGGCAGAGATGAAGTCCATGAAAAAGAAGAAGCCAGCAAAGAAGGCTGCTGCAAAGAAGAAAGCTAAGAAGTAATGGCTAAGAAGTGGATTAAAGAAGCTATTAAGAAACCGGGAGCATTGCGTAAGTCTCTTGGTGTAAAAAAGAATGAGACAATTCCAAAGAAGACATTGGCTAAGGCTGCTAAGAAGCCCGGTAAGATGGGTCAGAGAGCTAGGCTTGCTATGACTCTTGGCAAGATGAAGAAGGATAAGTAAGATGGCTGCTCCAAGAAAGAAACCCCCTGTTAAGAAGCCTCCTGTAAAGAAAGCTCCTGTTAAGAAGAAGCCTAGCTTCCTAAGGAAGGATACGCCTCGTCCTGCTAGGGATGTTAAGCCGGGAGATCTTAGACAACAGGCAAGTCAGGGGCCTAAGCAGACTGGTACATCCAGTCCCGCTAAGGATCTTAATAAGGGTGGGCTTAGAGCGCAGTACCTTGAAGGGCCTAAGAAGCCGGATGTTAAGGCATCCGCTGATCCAAAAAGACCTATTTTCCGTCTAGAAAAAGGTGGTAGACTTTTAATGAGGAAGGATGCTGGTAGTGTTCTTTTGAAGAGAGCAGTTACTAAAATACCTGTTATCGGTGCAGCGGCAGGATTTATTGCTGATGCAGCCCCCGCTGGTGAAGGTTCTACAAAGGATAAGTATTCGACCCTTAAGAAGAAGTACTCTTCGGCTATTGGTCCTGATAAATTTAAAAGAAAGGGTGGTGAGGGTCTGGCTACCTATTCCGATATTCCTCGTGAACGCACGGTTAAATACAATCCGGGAGATTATGCCAAGTATCGTAGCGGGCAGGGTAATCCTTCAGCAGCTTCAGGCTTTGGTAAGCGTATCTCAGAGGGTGCAAAGTTTGAAAGACTTCGTGCTTCAAGAGCTGCTCTTGCCAAACAACCTAAGCCTAAGGCAGGATCTTCTGATGCTTTTACACTGGGTTCAGGCGCACAGAGTAGACCTCCTAGCGGTGCCGCCCTTAACCCTAAGCCTAATCCTCCTCGTCCTCCTAATCAGGTAGCCAAATCTGCTACTGTTAAGAAGGTTGGACGTTTGACTAGGGCTGAAAGAGAAGGATTGTCTACTGATAGAATGCAGAGAAAGCCCAAGGGTAATCTCTTGGGCTTCCTTAAAAAGCGTAAGTAATAGGTACGTTAGTTAGAACTCATATATCTTCTTAAGAAGTCTATCTTTAGCTAAGTCAAAGTGAAGGTAGACTTCATCTGGAGAAAGTTCTTCTGACCAACTGATCTTGAAACTATCATCCTTCCATCCAATAAGGATAAGGCTATCATAGTTTCCGATACCTTCTTTTAGAAGGTCATCAGGAGTAACCCCCGGAGTTTCCTCTGGGGGTTTTTCTTTTGTGACGAGCTTGATGATGTTCTTAATCTTACCAGTATCGTCTTCCATCAGGTGAGATCCACAATTTCACACGTACCACTGGAACAAGCAAGAGACTGACTAGCCTTAGTCGTATCTTCCTTCTCATAAGAAGAGAGTTCAGCCCAATCAATCATGTCAGGCATCTTCTTAAGGAGTTCTTCGTACTCTTCCTTAGTGCAATCTTCGTATGGTGCTTGCTTATAGATGTGATCCGAATGAGGGAGGAAGCTTAGACCAGATGCAACATTGAAGTTATCATACAGCCAAGAGCCAACAGTAACCCACTCGTCAGGCTTAACAGAGACAGTGATACTAGGCTTATGCTCACACCAGAACTCAGCGTAGATCTTCCAGAGATGGAGGTGAACAGTAGCTGAGATATCATGGCGGGTAATAGCAGTGTCAGGGGCCTTCACAGGAAAGCTGAAGACTGTCGTATTCTCAGGCTTCATGATGTCAGGCTCATGCGGAATCTCCATGTCCTTCATGAACTGGGTAATCGGGTCTTTGTTATCACCACGGACACGACGAATATAGTAAGGGTTGTGCCGGGGATGGATACCAGAGGCAGAGTCAACAAGCTGAGAGACAGTACCAGAAGGCTTGACACAGGTAATAGCAGTAGACACCGGGATGCCAAGCTTACCCGCCCACTCCTTGTTAGTACTGATAGCTACTTCCTTAAGGTTGATTAGTGCAAAAGTAAGGCTACCATGAGGGTTCATACCATTAAGAACATCATGATCCATGATACCCGTAAGCGACACACCAAGGAGTCGTTCTTCCTCAGTGTTCTTAGTCCAGATCTTCCTGAGGTAGGGGAAGTGAGTATAAGTAGCCTGAATGGTACCAAGGATAGTAGCAAGCTTAACCTTACGCTCAAGCTCAACGAGGCTATCGTCTGCACGGACAACAACCTCAGTCAGGTTACAGAACTGATAGGGACGAAGGATGATCTCTGAGCAAGGGTTAGTACCAAACTCATGGTTATGCTCACGCCTACCGTTCTTACTCGTATGATTCTGTGCAGCAATACGCGAGAACATACCACGCTCACCAGTACCAGAGTCTACAAGGCTAGCCCACTCATGCAAGAAGGTACTCGCATCAGGCTTCTCAGTATAGGCTACAGAGTTATTAGCAAGGCTACGCTGGGGATTAGTCTCCCAGAACTGACCTGTCTTAGCGTTACGCATACGATCATCAGAGAGGTTAGACAGGGAGATCATAGCAGAACGACGAACACCACCGACTACGACAACCTCACCGATCTTGCACATGATGTCATGGCACTCAAGAGAGTTAAGCTTACGACCAGCAGCGTTCTTAAAGATGGAGGTAACGAACCGGAACAACTGGTCAAGGGGTTCAGGACCAGAGGCACGACCACCGAATACCTTCAACCGAGAACCAGCAGGGCGGATCTTGCTCATGTCCCACTTAGCAATCTCACCTGAATAGAGGAGAGAGATAAGCTGACGAAGAGCCTTAGACCAACCTTCCTTACTGTCTGAGACAGAGATGATAGTCTGAGAGTCAAACATCTTCTCAGGGATTTCAGGGAGCTTAGTAACGTACTGCCGCTCGACTGAAAAGCCTACACCAGTACCGCACATCAGGATGAACATAGCCTCATCGAAGGATTTCATGTCATCGACAGGGAGATAGGAACAATTGTAGGCACAGGTATTGTCACGCTCAAGAGCCTTACCAGCGGTCATCATAGCCCGCATACTGGGCATGATCTCAAGGTTAAGGATGGCACTGCGGATCTTATCGTATGTATCACGGTCATCATAACCAATCTTAGTAGCTACGACATTCTCCATGAACCGATCTACAGTCTCTTCCCAAGACTCACGACGATTCTCACTATCAACCCAACGAGCATACCGTGAGGTAGCAATAAAGGTCTGGTAATCAGTTGGAAGATTCTTCATTGGCGTATTCATCGATGTTCCTTACATTCATCTTTTGACGTTTATATTCTTTTTCGGATTCTTTTATTCGTTGTCTGTACTGCCCTTCCTCTAATTCCTTAGCAGCAGGACTACGTTTATTAATCCTCTTCTGAAAACTTTTCTTTCTCCAGCCCATTGTCTATCTCTTTTAACTTATCGAAGCGTTCAATTATGATATCTTCAAACCTATCATAGAACTCTTCTGGGTCTAGGTCAAGGATTTCAACAAGTTCAAGAACAGAGAATCGATCAAGGATAAGTTGCTTAAGTTCGAATGACATCGCAAGCTCGTCTACCGATACTCATCTTTAATCCTGTCCATGCTAATCCATTCATGGTCGTACATACCATTGTGGACACCACGTTTAATGATTACTCCCGGCCACCACATCTTGTTAGCCTCCCCTGCATAGTCATGCTTCCTATCAATGTAGCAACCTACTACTAGGCCCAGAAGTCTTCGTCCGTCAGGTCCAGTCCTCTCTGCGAAATCTCTAGTGTGAGTGTGGCCCTGCGTGCAGGATACGAACTGTTTGGTGAGTAGAGTGTATGCTTGATGTTCACCGCTTGTAGCTCTACCCATGACCCCCGTTGGGAAATAGTGAGCGTAATAAACACCGTCGACTTCAACAGGTTCCAGAAAAGGATAAGCTTCCCAGCCAAAGTCTTCGTATTGTAGATCCTGTACGGAGATGGTTCCATCCAAGACAGCATCCTTCTGGATAGCTTTCTCAATCCTAGCATAGTCATGGTTCCCTGTTGTCATGATAAAGCGAGGTAGCTTCTTCTTAGTCTCACGGATAGGCTTGAACATCAACTCCTGTGCGATACAGGAAGACTCGATATCCTTCTTGTACCTCCGTCCTTCGAAGCCCTTCGTACCCCTATCGTAGGAGCAGAGGGAGGGCATGTCAGCCCAGTCACCGATACAGATAACAGTATCAGGCTTGACACTAGCGATGAGCTTACCAAGGTAACTGAACCTAGACAAGTCCTCATCGGGTGCTGCATGAGGGTCAGGGATAATGAGATGGGTCTTACTCAATATCTAGATCCTCTTCATCAAGAAGACCAACTGCAATGCAGAGATCAACTTCCATTTCCTCTAGTGCTTCAGCCCACTCAGTATCGTCATCGTACATATCACCATCATCGTACTTTGTTTCGAGGTAGACCTTAACGAGTGCCTTCAGTTCTTCAAACTCTTCTCTAATTGTCATGATACTCTCCTGTTAGAATGAATGGTGCTGGTAGTAGGACTCGAACCCACGACCTCCTGATTACAAATCAGATGCTCTACCACTGAGCTATACCAGCTTGGCCTACCCTGCACGATTCGAACGTGCGACCGATAGCTTAGAAGGCTATTGCTCTATCCAACTGAGCTAAGGGTAGTTAGTCAGGTACTCTACCGTAGTTCTTCTCAGTAGTTAGATACAGATACAAACGCTTTGCCATCTCTGCATCGTCTCTTAAGATCCTTCCAAGAAGCACATGGTTGCAGCGGTAACATAGTGCGCCCCTAATCTTTCCAGTCTTGTGATCGTGATCGACTGCAAGGTTCCTCCTTGGTCTGATCTTGTCAGGATGTCGTTGACATATAGCACAAGTTCCTCCTTGGAGTTGAAGAATCGTGTTGTATCCATCCTTTGTAAGACCAAAGTCTTTAAAGATCCTGCGCCATCTTGCTGGGCTATCATTAAGTGGCTTCTTTGTCTTCGTAGACTTTCGGCTCTTCCTCAACATGGGTCAGCCATACTGGGCCAGTACTATAGATAAACTTTCTGAGTGGTACATCTGAATAACATTCTTTCTTAAAGGAACAATAGGAACAACCAGTAGATAGCTTCATGTTACCGGACTTACCCATTGGTTCAGGTTCGAAGCAACGGGTAGGTGGTGTATCCTTACTAACTACTTCTTTTACGTAAGCTATTCTAGCGTTGATATCTACCCTATCGGTATCTTGTAGGGTCATAACAGCGATGTGACCATTCTGCTTGTCTACTGCTACGTAGGCACCATCGTTGATACCCGTACCAGTTAGGTACCCGGACAACTGGGGAATGTAAGCGAAGGGATCATCGTTACGAAGGCTACCATCCTTGAACTTCTTAAAGGAATAAGGAGAGGTACTCTTTACATCGATTAGAACACCGTCGATAACAGCATCAATGTGACCAACAATACCATCAACAGTAACTTCTCGCTGTCGATCCGACACAGTGTGACCCGACACCTCAGTGAGGAATAGGACAACCTCTTCGATAATGTCTCCATATAGGAACTTAAGGTATGTCGGTCCATTAAAGTCTTCCTTAGGGATGGAACTGTTAACTTCATACCACAGCATACGATCAGGCTTGCCAATGTTGGACATCCTGAGTGTACGCTTCTCTGTCTTAGGCTTCATCCTATCTTGGATAAGACCAGCAAGGCGATGCCCAAACTCAAGGCACGCCATAGTAATGTCTTTATTAGTACCCTCTTCAAGTAGGCGGTGGATATCCTCAGCAAGGGTGTTAATAGAAGCCATTACCGATTGTCTCCATTACCCTGTAGCGTACCATTCTCCTGCCTCTTGCCCAACTTCTCTAGATTATGTAGGGCAATTGAACTCATGGGGAAACCATGATGACTAGCAAGACATGAGAGATACCAGAGAACATCTCCCAGTTCTGCAAAGATCTTCTCCTTAAACAAGGGAGTATAGTCCCCAAAGAAATGGTCAGACTCACTAGACCAGTACCGTGGGTCACGCCGTGCTGCCTTCTGCATAAGGGACATAACCTCCCCTACTTCAGCAGCAAGGCCATAGGTAAGGTGATCCTCGCTATCGACAAGCAGGGTAGTAAGAGCCTTGTTCTGGTAGACATCAAGGTCCATCTGATAACTCCTTAATCAATCGGGATAGGTACCACTGTGCTTTCTTGAGATCTTCAACAGGCTTCTTCTTGTACCTCCAGCGATGGAGATACTTCTTCGTGTTACCTTCTAGGTACCCAATAAAATTATCGTAGGGCATGTTGTCCTTGAGGTAGTCGATGCACTCAACCCTGCCGGAGTTGTAGTGGGAGGGAGACTCCACTGAATCCCCCTCCTTTGGTATATCGTTCATAGAGTAGTAGAGCATTAGGCTTCGATCTCAAACGATATCGACTTGTTCTTCTTACTTACGTTAGTAGCCTTCACCTCAGCAGGAGGAAGTTCAGCAGACTTAGGGAAGGGATCATCTCCTTCAGCGGTATCCATTGCATCAGCGAACTCGTTAGGCTTGCTATACTCTACAAGCTCAACGATCTTAAGCGCACCAAACTTCTTCTTCTTGTTCTCTTCATCCCAGTCAAGCATCTTACCAAGCTTAATTACTTTACCATACTTAGGGGTATCGTAAGCCCGCCAGTACACGATGCACTCAGAGTCATTACCAATCAAAGACTTCGTGCGCTTACCGTTCTGGTCAATGATAACCATCTCAGACTCGAAGCCCTTCAAATCCACGACAGCATTACGGAGGGTGAGGAACTTACCACCATTGTTAATGCGTTCCTTCCCATCCTTGATCTTACCATCAAGACGAAGTTCGATAAGCTTCTTCTCAATCTCAGGAGTAACAGCGAGGTTGATCTCGTAGTTACCAAACTGAGAAGGCTCCTGCACATGAGCGAAGTAAACCTTGGTACGGAACTCACCAGTAATAGTCTTCGAAGCAGTAGTCATTCGAGTAGTCTCCGCTAGTTGTTGATAGTCATATATTATCATGTCTTGGTATATTGTCAATGGGTTTCTGCCCAGTTGTTACCGATCTTGTACTCTCCGTCTAGTGGACAATTCAAATCGAAAT